GTGATGCCCCAGGCTAGCTGGTTAATGGGGGTGTCGTCCCATAATGGGCACGACAGGAGAGCTGCTGCCTTTTTACGGGCAGCACACCTAGTGCGTAGGGTCTTATGTGATAGTATTGTTGCAAGACTTACGGGACTAACCAGAAGTTCAGGGTATGTCTCTTTCAAGAAATCTCTCAAAAGAACGATTAAAAATGGTTGTTTCATGATCTCACCGCATAAGCCGGGAGGGATCGGTGACAGGTCACGACCCCACTGGATTTGCCTCTTGGCAAACTCAGCGGCTCCTCTTCCCATTATCGACTTTTCAATCGATATATCAACACCCAAAGTTTTTGTCATGTATTCAAGGTATACGCGAGCTACGTGCTCATCAGCGATACATATATCATCACCAATAAGCGCATAGTCGAAAAAATGAATACCTTTACCAGCTTTGTAAGCTGATATCCACACACAAACATGGTGCGCCAAGGCCATTGCTGGCCAGGACGATAACAGCCCCATGGGTTGCCCCACGGAGAACGTGAGGGTCCTTCCACGACCTGAGCGAAGCTTAGGCGGGAGAAGGATGTTCCTTTTAGTCAATATGTTAAGCCATAAACGGGCCACCATAGGTCCAAAGACCCAACTTAAAACTCAATATTGATATATAGCTGGAAAGCGGTCTGTACAGCTCGAAAGGTCATAGCTGTAAAGCATGCGCCTTTGTGCAGATCACTCCATTATCCTTTTAACTTGTCCCTGCTGATTGAATGTACCATCCGAGGGTAGACTCTTAAGAACAGTGAAGAGTGACTCGTGAATAGGATGGAGCAAAGATTGTGAGAATATATCTGCAATAGTGATAATCCGAGACTTGCCACCCGGTTCGTCTAAGACGTGTAACCGAGAGGAACAGTAGTCTACAGCATTATTTGACTTGGATCGTATAAAATTCAAAACCCATTCTAAGATGGGAGCACCTAAGTTTATAAGGCCCCCCACGGGCTCCCCGAACCTTTTCGGGTCAATCCAGTATTCCTCCGGCCAAGGGTTTAAACCCACCGCTGAGGTGATACAGTAAAAGCCAATAGAAATTTGCTCTCAAAACTTTCCAAGAGCAGGCAAATGGTTTAAATATTTACCCACTTTTGTCGGAGTATC